GTGCAGGGGTTGCATCTTCTCCCATGGGGTTAGCGGGTGCTTGCATGGATTTTTCGCCAGCCAGTACCGCATCCATAGCTGCAATATCCACACCATCAGATACGGCGGATTGGCCCCCAAGGGCTGCATCCATTTCGGCAATAGTTTTTGCATCAAGAGCCACTATTTGATGCCCTTTGCACGTTTGTAGGCTTCAATCTGGGCGCCGGAGTAACCCGCAGCCTTTAATTTAGCGTCAATATTATCTTTAATAGCATCGCTTTTCTTAAACCCCGTACCAATCATATTAGCTAGGTTTTCTAGTTGGGCTTTATTACCTTCATAAGTTCCTTCCATGCTTCCAAAACTATCCAACATGGATTTACGCTCACCTTCGCTATCAAGTGATTTTGAACCGAGCCCCGAAGCTTTGGCATAGAATGGCAATAGAACGGAACGCAGCCGTTCATATTCTTCTTTCAACGCCTTGTTTTTTGGGTCTAATACTTTCTCACCGACGCCTCCAGCATAAGGTGCATTGCGCAGCATATTAGATGCGTTTCCTGCAATACCTTGTTTTTCTGAAACAAGAACGCCATTCTTATTGAGGGTGTTGTTAATCTCATTCATGCGGTCTAGCGCTTGCTGGGCAAGTGATTTAGATTTCTGTGCGGCACTTGCCTCTAATTCAACATCAAGATTCTTTTCAAGCTTCTTTCCGTAAAAATCCAACTCTTTTTCAAAAGTTTTCATCTTGCCAACTGGCGTGCTACCCATACCAGTAGTATCAGTAGGCTTAATAACTTTCTCACTTGCCCCAATAGGAGCAGGGGCAGATTTAAAATCATCATTGAATTGTTCCGTAGTGGAAGGGGAGCCATCCATGCGCGGCGGAGACAGCATAGCTGCTGCAACGGGCGAAACACCCATATCCTGTGACACGACAGGAACCATCATAGAAGCAGCAGGGCTTGTGCCGAAATTGGGTTGAAACTTGGGATAAAGGCCACCAGTTACAGGATTCTGACCCATCTGGCTTTGACGGAATTGAATGCCAGCCTGCAACGCCGCATCTTCCTCCGGCGTAACGGATTGCGGAGCCATCTGTTTCTTGGCAAGAATGGCTTGGAACCCTTCATCGGTAAACATAGCTTTCTGCGCTTCTTGCTGCATTTTGGCCTTTTGCGCGTCCAACTCGGCCTGTTTCATCCGCTCGGCAGATAGGTTGGCTTCCTTTTGCGCCTGTTGTTTTGCATACATATCAGCCGCACCGTTAATCGCATCAAATATCTTACTATTGGCATTCTGGTAAAGCTGTGAACCTTGCAGAAAGATGTTAGCGCTATCAGTAATAGGAGTGCGTGCCATTACGCAACCTCCCGCATTTCAATACCGATGCGGTCATAGTAAACACGCAGAACACCGTCAATATCCACAACAGCATCAGGGCGCGTTTCAGCTATCTCTTGGGCCATAACGCCTTCAAATAGACCAGGCTTACCCTTGTAATTAAAGTGATAGATGTTAAATCCGTTTTTCTCACCTACTTTTTTGACGTTTTCTTTAACGCGAATATCAGATAGTGCAGCTGCTCCTAATTTACCACCAAGATTAATCCAGTTTCCAAGCATGGATTGAGTATTAGCATTCTTACTTTGATTCGCGCCCAAAATTGCATTTTGCAAGCCAATGTTGTTACCGCTAATCGCATCAGCATAGTTCCATCCGCTTTGTGCATTTTGCACAGCTTGATTCTGACCAACATCAGATACCCCCATAAGCATGTTGTAAATGCTTTCGTTTTGGGATTGGTTACGGTTAAAAGCGTTGCCGTACTCTGTGGATGCCAAACTTGTTGCGCGGTCTTGCAATGCTTTTGCTGTTGAAGGTGCAAACAAACTACCTTGAGCAGACGCAGAACGTTCTACAGCCTTGGCTGCTTCATCTTGTAAGAATTGATAGGATGGGTCAGCAGAAAACTGGTCATAGGAAAATGGTGTAGTAAGGTCTCCAAGCTGAGAAGATAAACCAGCAGCACCTTGCTGACCAAGTTGAAGCCATGGAGATCCCGCTGAAATAGCATCACCATAAACCTGCTTATATAAATCATTTGAACTATTAACAGCGCTAGCAAGACCACTCGTGTCATATGCACTTTTATTACCGCTTCCGAATAGGCTACTGAATAATCCCATGAACATTCCTTCAAGTTAGTCGGCTTATGCCTTCCATCAATTTATGCCTTGAAGCGGGCTTATGGTGCTAATTTGTAACATTATTTATGTGGCGTCAAGTGACAATTGCTCCGGTATCTGATCTAAGCCAGTTTGTACCATCATAGAAGGCCAAGGTTACACTTCCAGCGGCATTCGGAACGTAAGCAATGCTTCCTGCCGGATAGTTAGTTGGTAAATCCGCTACATTAAAGGTAGGAGCAACGTTCACCTGCAAGCGTAGAAGATTAAGCCACTGCACCCATACCTGCGTTACAAGACCCCCTTGGGATGCGATAGGTTGCTGAATTGGGGCTGGATTTATCATGTGGAATTTACAAACGCTGCGTTTAATTGCGTAAACACCGGATCACTTCCTGACACCCAAAATACCCTATCCCGCGCTTGGCCAAGCTGGCGCCAGATTGCGCGGTTTCGATATTGTCCCATCTTTCCAGGGGAACGCCAGAGCTCGCTAGACCATGTATTACCGCCATCATCGGAATAGCGCAGCATAATCTGCGGGTCACTTCCCTGACCTGTATTCAATCCTACACCCGTTTCCACATCCAATTCAAATGAACCATAGCTCAATAGGCGCTTTTCGTCCTGCTGGTGCGGTGAAATCCGTATCCATACCATTTCATCTCCATCATCATCCTGAATATCAAGGCTCATGCGATAAATCTTGCCGTCCGTGCGAGAACCGACAAGATTGAGTTTTTCAAAGAACATAAAGCATGAAACATTCATAAGCTCCATGGAGTTAGTATCAGCATTTTTGCGCATGCGTTCGTGCCACTGCTGGGTTTGGGCATCAAAACAAAGAGTAGTATCAAGTCCAGGTATTTGCAGGCAATAAAACAGATGTCCACGCTCATGGTAAACAAAAGCATAGGAAGCGCTAAAATTGATAATTGTGGCAATCTTGCGCTCAATCGCCGCAGTGGAAATGCGCTGCGGAGTATACCCGTTAAGAAGCCATACTACCCCTTGGCCTTGCTCATCAGTGCCAAGCCACGCAACCGAACCTCCGAACTTCTGAAAAGTGAATGGAGCTTCGCACCCAGTCTGAATAATCGCACCCGGAATACGCTGAAACGGAAACGCTGCGGCGCCGGTGTTCTGATAAACCTCAATAGAGCGGTTACCTACCGCAAACAGGTTACCACGGTCAGAAAAAACACATGTCAGATTGTCCGGGCTGCTTTCAACAGTCGTATAATCCAGCGCATCCCAACTCATGCCGTCATTCAGTGCTGAAATCCACATGTTTTGGGTATTTATATCGTTAACGATGAAATAGCCGTCCTGATAAGTGACGTAAGAGGCTACGGGAAATTCAGAATCAACAATCTGCGCCCAATTATTGGTACTTTTGGTGAAAATCCACCCATCTACACCATCAACCACCATAATTTGCAGGTTGTTTTCAGCAATACATACCCTCGCCGATTGGGTATTCAGGCTGCCATGGGTGGTTGTCGAACCATCGGAGTTGATTTCCACAAAATACTGCGATGAAACAACAAAAGCCCTGCCGCTTGTCGATGAAAATCCGTTACGGATAGGGCCACCCGCAGGTGCTGTTGCAAAAAGGGAGAAGCCAGGAACCTTTCTTAGAGCCGAAACGCTCTTGGTAGCCTGAACCTCGGCCATGACCGGGTAAAGGTTAATGGAGCGCTGTACGTCAAAGCTGCGAGCCTCTACATCATAGCTTGGGCCGATAAAAGGAATGGTGGCCATCAGCGAACCCACCAACCCGTATAAATATTACCGATGCCGTTCTTGTTATCCGCCATATCAATCGTGGAAGTAGGATAGTTATTGCGCTTATTGAACACGCGCATGGCCTGCAATGTCTTTTCGGCCTGTTGATTAACCTCTGGGGGAACCGGCTTCTCATACTCACCTGCAAGGCGTTTGGCGAGGTTATACACCAACATGTCATCTTGGCCGGGCGGAAGGTCATAATCTGTAGTCAGGTCAGCAAATTGGGTAAGCTCTTTCAGGCTGCTAATGTGCAAGGA